GTAATACCAATGCTGCTGTCTCGGCATGGGGATATCAAATCTAATAAAAGGTTAATATGGCCCTCTATTCTGCAAATAACAAACAAGCCGGTACTCAACAGAACCTTGTTGCTTCCCCCGGTAAAACTCTGATCAACCTCACCGCACTCACTGGTGCAGCTACGCTGAAGCGTGGTTGGATTTACGAGTGGGAAGTCGGTGCTGATGGTCCCCCGAACGCAACCGATTGTGCTATCACTTGGGAGTTCATGCGTAACTCCACAGTTGGTACTGGTACTGCAGTTACCCCATCTCCGATGGATTCCGCAGATACCGCAGCTGGTCTCGTAGCTACTGCAAACCATACGGCAGAACCCACTCTTGGTGTTTCACTTATGGCTGTAGCTCTTAACCAGAGAAACTCACAGCGTTGGATCGCTCGTGACGAGAAATCAGCAATGATTGTCCCGGCTACGACTGTCAACGGTGTCGGCTGCAGAGCTTACTCACCTACTTACGCTTCTACTGGCGTCGCGACTATCTTCTTCGTAGAGTAATCCATGCGCCAAGCGCAGGGATATACTATCATTACAGGGCCTGATCCGGGAACGGGTGAGCGGGATACGTTCACCTGTGCCCATTGCAATCGTGTAAAGATAGTTAAACCTTTCATGAGGGCTGAGGATATGGGTGGTATTTGTCACCTTTGTGGAGATAAACATCGCCCGTCCTTCATTTGCGAACATTGCGTTGGCAAAGGATGTGATCCCTTTGAAGAGAAGATGAAAAGAATGGAAGCGCGTGAGCGCCTTCGTGCTGCATGACTGTCGCTAAATTCGTAGACGTCTGTCGTTTTACTCCTGCTTCCTCTGGAACAGGAGATTTCGTCGTGTCTGCTGCTGTTACCGGATATCTCACTCCTGCGGGAGCTTCCGCTGTAAACGGCAATACATACCACTACAGAGCTGAAAGTGCTGATCTTTCTCAATGGGAGGTCGGTGAAGGTGTTTACACCTCGGGTACTACCACATTAGCTAGAACTACAATTTTCTTTTCTTCCTCAGGTGGAGCTAAGGTATCTTTCTCAGCTGTACCTCAAGTAGCTTTGACTCTTCTTGCTGAAGACCTCGGTGCTCTTCAACCCGGACAAATACCCGGAATTGGAACTAATACCGCAGCTTCTGCAGGCAACGTAGGTGAATTGATATCATCTCAGATTCTATCTGGTAGTGCAGTATCATTAACTACAGCTGTAGCTAAGGATATCACTTCAGTGTCTCTCACTGCAGGTGAATGGGCTTGTGATGGAAACGTATGGGTTATTCCTGCGGGAAACATAACCACAGTTGAAGGGTGGATTTCTACTACTTCTGCAACACAACCTACAAGACCTAACAACGGTGCTAACTTTAAGTTTGCTGGAATAACTTCAGCAACTCAAGTAGGTACTTCTCTTAGTTCTAAACAGATACTCATCTCATCAACCACTACAGTCTATCTTGGTGTTATCTCCGATTTCACCAGTACAGCTACTGCATACGGCGTTATAAACTGCAGACGCGTTAGGTAAACAATGCCCGGTTTCGAAGCTTTAGGCCGGTTAGCTCTCGGGCAGCTTCCTACCGTATCATTCGCCGTAACAACTGGCCCGTTAGTATTCAGTACGTTTAGTCAACCTCTGGTTGTTACTACAACTAAGGTTTACTTACATCCTCCAGTTAACTTCGAGGTTGAGAACCCTAAGAGTTTCAATCCTCCTACTACTGGACCTTTAGTATTTACTAAGTTCTCTGAACCTTCTTTCTCTAAGGTCAGACAACAATCTACTGCTGGTTTTATTGCTCCTCCTACTGGTGTAACTCTTGGAGGAGACTTTGCAGACTTCGATTTAGTTCAGTCTAAGAAACCTCAGCAGCAAGGTTTTACAAGCTTTACGTTTGTACCTCCTGTACAGACGACAGTATTTACACAATTCTCTCAGCCTGTTTCTGTCAAATCTAAGCAGTCTGAACCTACGACTACTCTCTTCCAGCAACCAGCTGTTGTTACAGTTGTAACTGGTGGAGTCTTTGCAGATTGGGAATTCTCTCAAACTAAGAAACAAAACCAAAGCTGGTCTAGTTTCTCTTCCCCACCTGCCGCGCTTACTCCGGTATTCAGTGTATTCAGCGTACCTTTACCGAAGAAGCCCCAACAGATTGATTCGTCTTTCGTTGGTAATCGGGGTCCTGCACAGACTCCTCCTTGGTTTGTCTTTTCTGATTTTGGTGCGCCAAGAAAAGCTAATTATAACCAACAGGATTTCTTAGATACTCCTACATTCCTTGTTACGACAAACTCAGTCTTTACAAGGTTTGACCAACCTTTTACGAAGAGAATCCTACAACAGGATCAATCCTTCGTTAACTTCCCGGTTGTCACGGTTGTAACTCAACCGTATGTCTTCTCAGACTTTGGACAACCACAGTACAGGAAAGTCCTTCAAGACGTACCTGTAAACTTCACAATCAATCCTCCGACAGTTGTGGTCGTTACCAACAACTTCTCTGGGTTCTCTGACTTCGGAATGCCGAAGAAGGTTGCTTTCTTACAAAGTGACTTCCTCGATTCTCCGGTACCTCCTGCTATACAGAACTATGTATTTACTCCGTTCAGTCAGCCGCAGGCAGGAAGGATTGTAAGAGAAGGGTTTACAAACGCCCCTTTTACAGTCGTAGATCAAAGATATATCTTCTCCCTGTTTTCGCAGCCGACATCGAAGCAGGTATTACAGGTTGATCAATCTTTTGTTAATCTCCCTGTTATAGTTCAGTTTGTTCAACCGTATCTCTTCAGTTCGTTTGAACAACCTTCGTTTAAGAGACCGCCACAGTTTGATGCTTCAGTACAGTATCAAATCTTCCCACCGGCTCCTGTTATCTCAGTATTCCAGTTCACTGGATTCTCTGATTTTGGCACAGGACAACGTCTCTCTGTAAGAGACCTCGGAAGTGTCTTCTATGACATTTTCGTACCCCCTGCAGAAATTATAATTCTCAGCAGTGGTAAGCAGCTTTTCGACAAGGTACTTAAACCTAATGTAGTTAAGCTAGATTCTACCCATATTGCTGAGATTGTACACGACAAACGTTCTAACGAACTTACGGTTAAGTTTAAGAATAACGACCACGTTTATCATTATAACAACGTAGATTCCAAGAAGGTCAAAGGTTTAGTAAGAGCCAAGTCTTCTGGTAGTTATTTCCATAATAATATCAAAGGACAGTTTCCAACAACTAAATTAAGATGAAGACAGACCTTCAAAAAGCTAGAGACGTAAGAAAGAAACAAGCAGAAGCTTCTTTCGAATCTTATATTAACCTAGTACAACCTAAACGTATGCTAGGTAATATCCACCGAGAGGTTATCTCTTGGTGGACTAGCAGCAATGCCAAGAAACATATGCTGCTGTTACTTCCTCGGGATCACATGAAATCAGCTTTGATTGCATTGTGGTGTACGTGGATGCTTACTAAGAATCCCTCATTAAGGATTCTATATATTTCTTCTACAAGTAACCTCGCTACTAAGCAGCTGAAGTTTATGAAGGATATCCTTACTTCAACTAACTACAGGCTGTATTGGCCAGAGATGGTTGAGAAAGAAGAAGCTAAACGGGAGAAATGGACAGAACGGGAAATCTCTGTAGATCATCCGCAAAGAAAGGAAGACTACATTCGTGACCCTTCCATTTTTACTGCGGGTCTTACTTCAAACATTGTTGGTATGCATTGCGATATCGCTGTACTGGACGACGTTGTTGTATCAAATAATGCGTATACCGAAGAAGGTCGTGAAAAAGTTAGGGATCAGTATTCGCTACTTTCGTCGATTGAAACCGTAGATTCCATAGAAATGGTTGTAGGTACTAGATACCACCCGTTAGATTTGTACTCTTCTCTCATTGAAATGGAACGTGACACATACGATGAAAATGGAAATAGAGTAAAAGGTGATGACAATCAACTATTCGACGTTAAGGAATATCCTGTGGAGACCGCTGGAGATGGTACAGGAGAATATATCTGGCCCCGCTCTCAGAGCCCAGACGGCAAGTGGTATGGATTTAATCAAGAAGTTCTCGATACTAAGCGCTCCCAGTATCTCAATAAAATCCACTTCAGAGCCCAATACTACAACGACCCACACGATATTGATTCGTCTCCCATCCAACGAGACCTCTTCCAATACTACGATCAAAATTATCTCGCCCGACGAGACTATACTTGGTACTTTAAACGCGAACGACTTAACGTGGTCGCCGCAGTTGACTTCGCCTTCAGCACAGGAAAGAAGTCAGACTCCACAAGTATCATCGTCCTCGGAGTAGATGGGCTTAATAACTACTATATACTTGAGATTGACCGTTTTAAAACGGATAAAATCTCTGATTACTTCCAGCATATTCTTAAACTATATGAAAAATGGGGATTTAGAAAGATACGTTGTGAAGTCTCGGTGGCACAACAGGTTATCGTTAAAGACCTTAAAGAAAACTATATACGTCCTCACGGCTTATCGCTGGCGGTAGACGAGTTCCGGCCCTCACGTTGGCAAGGAAGCAAAGAAGAACGTATTATGGCTGTTCTTGAACCCCGTTATTCTAACCACCAAATGTGGCATTACCAAGGTGGTAATATTCAAGTTCTTGAAGAAGAACTACTCTTCGCTAACCCGGCGCACGATGACGTCAAAGATGCTCTCGCTTCTGCAGTTGATTTTGCTGTCGCCCCATTGAATTTATTCTCGATTAAGAAAAGTACAGAACAACCTATGAAGTTTCACGCTAGATTTGGCGGTATGCAGTGACTGGTAAAGTTTTAGAGCTTGAGAACATTCTCTCTCCAGACTTGCTTGCTACACGTCTGACTGAACGATACATCGCTTGGGATACCTTAAGGAATGCATGGAAAGTTGATAAAGAAGAAATCAGGCGTTACATCTACGCTACTGATACTTCGACTACATCTAATGCTAATAATCCTTGGAAGAATAGAACAACTATTCCGAAGCTCTGTCAAATAAGGGATAACTTATATTCAAACTATACGGCAACTCTTTTCCCGAAGCGTAAGTGGCTTGTATGGGAAGCTAATGAGCGAGACTCCAACGATGTTAGCAAGCGGGATTCTATTGTCAATTATATGTCTTGGGCTATTGAGCAGCCTA